ATTCCCATGCAGAAGGTAAAACAACAATTGTATCTGGTAGCTTTGCACACGCAGAAGGAAATCAAACAAATGCAATCGGAGATGGTTCTCACGCAGAAGGGCTTTTATCTATATCAATTGGAGAACAATCACATGCCGAAGGAGAATCAACACAAGCATATGGAGATTTATCACATGCTGAAGGTTATTTAACTATATCATCTGGTAGTTATTCTCACGCAGAAGGTGAAAGTACAACTGCATATGGAGATAGTTCACACGCTGAAGGTAGAAATACAACATCATCCGGATTATATTCACACGCAGAAGGTAGAAATACAATATCATCCGGTAGTGATTCACACGCAGAAGGTAGAAATACAATAGCATATGGTCCGTATTCACACGCAGAAGGATATTATACTTTAGCTAGTGGGGATGGCGCTCATGCAGAAGGGTTTGCTACAACTGCATCAGGTGTAGCTTCACACGCAGAAGGACAACAAACTTTAGCATCAGGTCAATCTTCACATGCCGAAGGAATATCTACAGTAGCATCTGGTTTAGGCCAACATGTACAAGGTCAATGGAATATATCTTCATCAGCAGTAAGTGCATTTATTTTAGGTAATGGTACTAGTGCATCAACTAGATCCAATTTAATATTTGCATCTGGTTCTCAAGTTGAAATTACAGGATCATTGATTGTGTCGTCATCACTTACTACACAAGGTTCTCATATCAGAAAATATAGAACAGTTACATTAACCGATGCAGATTTTTCAGCTAATCCCCCTCAAAATATACAAGCTAACGATGATATTATTCTTTTTATTGATAACACAACCGTTATAAGGGCGTTTGGAGAAGCAAGTTTTGACATCACCAACTTTCTGAATAGTAGTGCTGGTAGATGTGTAGAGCTTGTGAAAGTAAAAGATGGAACTGGAGATGGAATTGTAATAGCATCTGTTAGTATGGCAGGTGTTACAACACACATTAATAATACATCGTATTCGAGCGGTAAAGAAATATGCACCATTATTGGAAATAGTATTACTTTAATGTCTATGGGTCTGGCAAATACTGGTAGTGCTTGGGGTAATGGTTTCTAATCTAATAAACGTCGGGTTAACAGTTAGACAGTCGGATATTCATGGATGGGGTGTGTTTGCAAATAATGATTTAGAAAAAGACTCAATCATACTTCAATGCGCATGTGTTGTAGTTACCACCGGAGAGTATTGTCCAACATCGCTATTGCCATATTCGTTTGCAGCATTTGGTGATTTATTTATACCAATCGGAATTGCTGGGTTAATAAATTCATCACCCATTCCAAATACTATATTTGAATATGATACCGATAATAAAATTCTAAGTATAAAAACTATCAAGGATATAATGGCTTTGGAAGAAATTACATTAAAGTATCTGTAATGGAGAAAAATAAAATCATTAAAAAATAATATTCAGTTAATAAAAACTAATTTAAAAATCAAATAATAAAATGTGGTTATATCAAAATAAAGTTATAGAAAGTATAGACGATTTTGAATGCATTCCATTCGGATTTATCTATATTACAACCCATGTACCGACAGGAAAACAATATTTAGGTAAAAAGTCGTTATTTCATACTACTAATCAAAAATTAGGTAAAAAAGAATTGGAACTCCTTCCCCCTCAAAGGGGAAGGAAACCCACTACAAAACAGGTAGTTAAAGAATCGGATTGGAAAACATATTATGGTTCTGAAGAATTCATTAAAAAAGAATTGAAATTAAAAAACCAAACAGATTTCACTAGAGAAATAATCAAGTTGGTACCAACCAAAAAGTTATTGACATATTACGAAATGAAATACCAATTTGAGTATGGAGTAATAGAACCAATAATAGGTGAGAACTTTCTAAACTCAAACATCTTAGGCAAATTTTTCACAAGAGACTTTGAATAGCTAATATCGTTTCGTATATTGCCCTTATGGTAAATGAACTATTAGTAAATTTAGTTAATTCAACATTAGGAACAGGTAAAAGAACCTCTAGAGGTAACCAATCTTACACTTGTCCATTTTGCCACCACCATAAACCAAAATTAGAAATCAACTTTACCGAAAACGATAAAGGTGAAAACAAATGGGCTTGTTGGGCTTGCTCTAAACGTGGTAAAACATTAAAAAGTTTATTTAAACAAATACAAGCCTCCCCGGACAAATTCCAAGAACTAAGTAGACTAGTAAAAAACACATTTATTGGAGAATTAACATATACTCCAGTTAATGCCATTAAATTACCTGAGGAATTCAAATCGTTTCTAGGTAACAAAGATACCAAGTCACTACCATTCTTTAATTATTTAAAAGAACGTAATCTATCACCTCTAGACATTCTTAAGTACAATATCGGATATTGTGATAAAGGAATATATGCTAATAGAATTATTATCCCATCATATGATTCTCAAGGCAAATTAAATTATTTTACAGCAAGATCTATAGACGAGAAAGTATTCATAAAATATATTAACCCAGATGTATCTAGAGATATAATACCATTCGAATTATTCATCAACTGGAACTTACCTATAATAATATGTGAGGGGCCATTTGATGCAATAGCAATTAAGAGAAATGCAATACCATTAATGGGTAAAAACATTCAATCCGCTGTAATGAAAAAATTGGTTGAATCTAAAGTGCAAAAAATATATATAGCTTTAGACAGTGATGCTATGAAAAAATCAATTGAATTTTGTGAACAATTAATTAATATAGGAAAAGAAGTATATTTAGTAGAATTAAACGGGAAAGACCCATCATCTCTTGGATTTGAAAATTTCACTAAATTAATCCAAACAATACCTCCATTAACGCAATATAAACTTATGGAGTCTAAATTAAATATGATATGAAAAAATCTCAAATCAAAAAATCGTACAATCGTATCCTCCATATTTCGGATGATGCTCAACAAATTACATTGCCTGATTCTAGATATTACAAACGTAATGGTGCATTTTATCCAAGTATTACATATGTTTTACAATATTATCCAAAAGGAATCCATTTTGAAAATTGGCTTAAACAAGTTGGATTTGCTTCAAATCATATAGTAAAAAAAGCAGCTGAAGAAGGTACTCAAACACACGAAATGTGTGAGCAATATTTAGAAGGTAAAGAATTAAATTTCCTATCCCCTACAGGCCAACCACTATATAATCCTGATGTATGGCAAATGTTCATTAGATTTGTAGATTTTTGGGAGACCCACAAACCAACACTTATAGAAACTGAAGTACATTTATTTTCAGATAAACTTAAGGTTGCAGGTACATGCGATTTAATAATTGAATTGAATGGTGAGAGATGGGTACTTGATTTAAAAACATCAAACCACTTACATACAACTTATGATCTACAAACAGCAGTATATGCTCAATGTTATATGGAATGTTTTGAGAAAAAAATAGATAGATGTGGTGTTTTATGGTTGAAATCATCTAAACGTAAAGCAAATCCACAAAAATTAAGTGGTAAAAATTGGGAAATAGTTGAATCTAGTAGAACGATTGAGGAAAATTTAGATATATTTTCCCATGTAAAATTTATATTTGATCTAGAAAACCCAACACACAAACCGTCATTTACTGAATTTAGAACATCAGCTAAACGAGAAATATAATATGTATGGCCATGATTAGTCTAATTCAATTATTAAAGGAAGTTCAAGGAAAACCTAAAGCTATATTTTTAGCGGGCCCTGCAGGGAGCGGTAAGTCATATATATCTAAAAGTATAATCCCATCCGATATTCCAATCATCAATTCAGATGATACTTATGAAGAATTACTCAAAACCAGTGGTCTAGGACTAAATCAATCTGATTTCACCCCAGAACAACTATCCCAAGCATCTAAGTTACAATCACAAGCACGTAAATCAACTCAAGACAAATTGAGTAATGCTATGGAGAATTTATCAAATTTGGTAATAGATGGTACTGGTGGTGCTATCAATCCTATTTTAAAGAAAAAACAGGAATTAGAGGCACTAGGGTACGAAACATTAATGTTAATGATATATGTTTCTCCTATAACATCCCTTAAACGAAATCAAGAACGTGAACGTACCCTAATGCCTGGTATAGTATTGAGAACATGGAGAGATGTAAATAAAAATATAGACAAC